TGCTAGTGCTAGAAATATAAATGGATTGGATTCTTGGTCAAACTGACCACCCATTCTATATAAGTTGTATTGTAAATTACTTCTCATTCTAACTATTGATGTGAATTTTGAATAACATTGTGAAAGTGCGCCACCATTTGATGTTCTGAGTGACTGCTGTAAATTTTCATTAGTTGGTGCTTGATTCCAAAGTGTTCCACATAACACATTGCCTTGTTGGGTAACTGCACATTGTGGTATGTAATTGAATTGCATGGCGAGTGGTCTATAATTTTGGTATCCTTGTGCTAGTGCAGCTATTCTGGTTCCTGTCCAATATGCTGGATTTGCTGGTATACATGTGATTATATTGTTGGTAGTGGAAGTTATATCATTGGGTATTTTGTAAATGAGGTCTCGTCCTGTAACTTTAACTGTGTTTCCATCTTGGTATAGTATTCTGAAGTCTTTCCTTAATTTGTTTGTTTGTGCTGCAGGCATGTTTTCCTTTGCTCTGGGTAACCTTCTTGTTGTTCTCTTGCGTGCCGGTTTTGTTATGTAAATGATTTTAGTTTTAATTTTATTTTTGTCATTTTTCTTGTTATTATTGTTTTTATTAGCTTTATTCATCGTAAAATTTTTTTATGCCCAATACAGATTTTAGTTCTTCTGAATTAAACTCTTCATTAATTTGAGAGTTAATATATTTCAATTGGGTTTTTGTGTATTTATCAGTGTTTACTTTTTCTATTCTTTTCATGGTTTCCCAGTAATCACCTTGAATCTTGTATTTCATCTTCCTGTGATGTATGTTGTAAAACCTTTCATATGCTGGGGTTTCAAGTTCAATATATGGGCAATTTTGCTTCCTTCTATCTTTAGCTGATTGATTCAAGGCGTGTGAGACTTTTTGCAATACATATTGTTTTTCATAACGGTTGAGGCCTGACACTAGTTGATGTGCTTTGGTTATGTATGCTTTTGCCATTGTATCAAATATATCAATTCCTTCATAGCTAGCTTTTAAGGCTACTGCCTGGTCTATTAAATAGGTGTAACGCTGAACTAAATTATATGATTTTGTTTTCCTACTATATTTTGCTAAATTATACAATTTCTTTGGGTCTCTGGTTAACATAATATGTCCTTTGTTGTCTAAAACCCAGGCACGTAGTGAGCAGAACTTTATGATTTCAGGTCCTCCGATATCAAGCATTTTTAAAACTTGGCCTAACCCAAACGTGGATTGATCAGTGACTTCAGCTGACTTCAAGAAATACTTGTAATATAATTTATGAATTTGTTCATCTGTGATGTAATCTTTATACATTACGGTGAAGTCATCGCCTTTTGAGAATACCACATAATCTTTTCCGTAGACCAATCCAGCCTGATCATTGACATATCGATTGTATAAGGCCATCCTTATTGTATTGCATAGAGTGGTGTCCGCATCTCCTGAAAAGACACTGCCTAGTATCTTATAGTTAAACATCTTCCTTCTTTTCTTTGTTTTTGAATCAATGTAAATCAGGTCCATACTCTTGTACTCTTGAGTAGCAATGTCCATAAAGAGTTGTTTGTCTACATGGTATACAGCATGGGCAACTCTTTCATATATGTAATGATCCACTCTTTTTAAAGTGATATCTTGAGTATTGTCAAATGCAGATCCGTCTCCCTCAACAACTTTAGTGAAACCTTGATCTATAAACTCATTTATCATGTGTGCCATCTGACTCAAATTCTTACCTCCACAGTATCCTTTGAATTTGTCTTGGAATATTTCTTCTAAATGCCAACATACTGGTCCCATGACGAATTTAGTTCGCATGGGTATTGAACATACCATTCTGGGTTTACCATCTATACTTTGTAGTTCCACTTTACAGATG